TAGCGGTATCATTACATCATTTGACGCTACCAGCGCATTTATGGTTGAAATGTTAATGTCCGGGGCGTTGTCAATGATTGTGTAATCATATTCAGACTGCAAGCCCTCCAGAAACTTCTTGAAGCGTGTTTGCTGCGGTCTTGACTGGTCCAGCATTACTTCAAGGTTAGCTGTCAGCAAGTTCATATTTGCCGTGATAATGTCCAGCCCGTCATAATCTGTGTGCTGGATAACTTCTGCTGGGTCAACACCCCTCTGTGTCATTACCTCTGCCGTTCCCTTGCTATTGTAGCTGTGGCGGTTCAAAATCTTGCTGGCGTTGCCCTGCTTGTCATTGTCAATCAGAAGCACTTTGCAGCCGTGGACTGCTGCCAGAATGTGCGCCATATTGACGCTGGAAATGGTCTTTGCCACTCCCCCTTTTAAGTTGATAATTGATAATACTTTCATGTGTGCGCCCTCCTTGTATCTGGTTTTTTATTTCATCCCGCCCCAGTTCCCAGCCGGGGGGCGGGTGTTGCACTTTATTCAAGCCATGCCCTTTGTGGCATATTTTCAAGCACTCTGTCAAAATCCCTTGCGCTTTCGTTCCAGCTGTAAAACCCATCTGCTGCCGCTTTTTCGTAAAGTTCATTTATCTGCTTTACCATCTGCAAATATCCCGTGTTTTCATCCTTTAGAATGTCAAGTGCTGCTTTTAAGCTGTCATATCTGTTTTTTAATCCTATGTACTGAAAAAGGATTTTTAAGCACCACCGCACATTCCCTATCAGTTCTTTCTTTGACAACCTCAAAAGTCTTTTCATGCTTTCGTCTTCTGCGTAGCAGTTTGAGAAGTCAAGCCCGTAATAATCGCCCTCGTAGCTGTCCCACCCCAGAAGACCGCCGCCATAATCTGCGCCCCCTGCTGCAACGAATAAGTCATTGAACATTTCCGGCATATATGTTTCTTCAAGGTCTTGTTGCATTTGCTCACATTCTGCGCACAAGTCCGCAAACATCATCTTAAATTCCCATTCTTGTTCTTCGTCACCATCCAGCGCATTTAACAAAGTATCGTCTTCCGTGTCAAAGTAATATTGCACATTGTTACATTCTTCTTGTATATCCCACAATTCTTCCGTTATCGTTTCAATGTTGATATTCTTTACAATCGCCCTTTTATAGCGCAGCTGGCGGGCTTTTTCTCTTTTTGTTTCTTCTGCTGTCACTGTTCAACCCTCTTTCTTGCTGGAACGGTTTCCCACCCCCTGCTTTTTACTGATACTGCATACATAAAAGACCTTTGATTGCTGTCGGCATATCATACGGGACAATTCCCTCTTTGTTGCACTGGTCGAACATTGCGTTTATTCCTGCCAGCTGCCATTCTTCAATATCGTTCTTTTCATCTTTCAGAAATTCCGCTGCGTCCCTCGCTTCTTTCATGCAGTCTTTCATCACTTTTGCGTTATGGTCTGCCGCACTCACCATCATTACAAGTTCGCCGGGATTTTCCTTTTTCGCCTTTTCAAATTCTTCTTTCTGCTTCTCCCCTCTTTCTTCTTCCTTTAACATTTCGCCCATAAACCAGTACGCAAGATTTTTCATTCTGCGGATTGCTGTTTCTCTGCTCTCTGTCATATCTCTTTACCTCCGTTATTCCTGCCCCGGAATACCGGGGCTTGTGCTTCAATCGTAGTTCACAACTGTTCTAATCAATCCGGCTTCAAATTCTGCCTTTGCCATCACCTTTGCAAGTTCCTTGTCAACTCCGGCTTTGATTAAATCATTTGTCCTTGCCTTGATTGCTTTCTTTTCCGCTGTTGTCATATCTTTGTACCTCCGTTGCTGTACTTCTTTAACTGTCTTTATTATATACTTACGGAAGTATAAAAGCAACCCGGAATAATGCACAATCTTACGGAAGTATATTTGTACAATGTTTATACTTACGGAAGTATTACGCCACCGCCCGCTTCCATAGCTTGCGCCATCTGCGCAACTGGTATCTTTACATCATAGGTCATAAAGTCTTCTGTACCGTCCAGCTGATAGGCAAATACTACTTTCTGGGCTTTCACAAAATGCTGCGCCATAATCTCCGTGACCGTGTGCAGTTCTGCTTTTTCTGCCGTTTCCTTGTCCAGCTTCACGCCGTCCGGCAGATAATAAAGTGTTGCGGTTTCTCCCGGAAAAATTGCCACCGTGTCCCCCAGTTCAAGCGGACACTTTGCCGTAAAAAATGACTTCATCATTTGCCGTCACCCTCTTTCTGCTTTTCTTCGTACTGCTTGCGGTTTTCCTGCTGCACCATCCAGCCTACTTCACGGGCTATGATAAACACTATGTAAAGCACACCCAGCCCCACACAAGCCGCAATGAATATCCCCAGCCCTTTTAATAACTCAATCAGAAATGCCATTGTCTTTTCCCTCCCTCATTCTCTGCCGCATATCCTGCCTTGCAGCTTCCACGCTTCTTTTCAGCTGGTTTATGTTTCTTGTGCGCTGCCGCAGTCCGTTTTCCTGCGCCTGCTGCCGCTGCCGCTCCATCTGCCGTCTTGCAATCAGTTCTTTTCCGCTGTAATGCTTTCTTCCCATCCGTGCGCCCTCCTAAAAATATCTTTTGCGGTACTTGCTGCCCTTGCTTGCGTTTATCCGTCTTCTGCGGCGTTTGTCATGCCTTGCGTCTTCCGCTTGCCGGATTGCCTTTTTTACCTCTGCTTTGTCTATGTTGTCCACTTCTTCCTGCACAACCTCTACAACCTCCACTTGTTCATCTGGGAAACTGAATACTGCACCGGGGTCATAGGTCTGCGCTTCCCAGTCTTCTTCAAACTTCTGGAAGTTGTCTTTATATGCCCCGCTCCCAAACTCGTTGAATTGCTCTGCTTCATACAATGCTTTTTTGACTGCTTCATCATCATTCACGGACCAGTTGTATAAGTGCCACTTTTCGTGATTGTCCCAGTTCCACTTTGATACATAAACCAGCAGCCCATCAAAATAATTCATGCACCGTGTCATTGCTTTCATTTCCTTTACGGTCAAGCCCTGCCCTTTTAACTGCTGCCGTACTTCTTCATAGGTTGTCGCTGTCTTTAATCTTCCCAACGCTACCAGCGGCAAATATCTTGGTTCTGTTGCTTTTTTCATTCTTCTTACGCTCCAATCTGTCTGCTATCCGCAATATGCTTTCCATTGACTGTTTAATGTTTCCGTCTGTGTTCGCCGTGATTGAAAGTACCCCGGCTATGTCCCGCAGTTCTTCCGTGATTTCCTGCGCTTCTTCCGCTTCTACCCCGTGCCGCTTCATGCAGTCTGCGCACACTTGCGCCCCCTCCGGGATAATCGCACCGCATATCAAGCACCGTTCCGCATTATTCATCCTCCCACCCCTCCAGCTTCTTCATGCGTTCCGTCAAGTTTCTTTCCCTCTCAATAAGGTTTCGCACCTCATACGGTGTCAGTCCAGTTTCTTCGTAGTCAAATAATCTGTTCACGGCAGCAGATACGGTTGTTTTGCCTTTCAGCACTTTATTTCCGTTGTGGTTAATCTCTGTCAGCCGTGTTCTTTTTGGCTTCCCCTGCTTCTTTGGCTTCTGGAAAGCCCCTGCCCGCTTCATGCTGCTGTAATACGGTATATGCTGCTTCATGATATTGTCAGCCGTTTTCATGTAATCGCCCCGTTTCTTTCTCTATTTCCAGATACCCGGCTATTTTGTCCATTGCTTCATCCGCTCCATAACAAACCGCCGTGTCATATCCCTGCGCCGTCAGTTGTTCCAACCACCAGTCTTGCTTTTCGGTTGTCTTGTTCTTCCCGTACTTCATTTCAATGTAAAGCCCGTGGAAGCCACCGTGCGGGACCGGCAAGCACAAATCCGGCACACCCGCTTTCACGCCCTGCGCTTTTAGGTTCTGGGCTTCCAGTTGGTTTCTGCTGCCGCCGTTCGGCACATGATAAAGCAGCTTTAATTCCGGGAAGTCTGCTGCATAAGCCCTTGACCAGTTAATGACCCGGACTTGTTCTGTTGCTTCACTGCGCTTCTTGTACGCCATCCGCACTGCTTCACACCTCCTTTTCCGTGAAATGCTGCCGGATGTGTGGGCAATCTTCCGGGACAAACTCGCAATCATCATCAGCCCAGCCGCCGTGTTCGCACTTGTTGCAGTATTTGTCAGAAAGCCATTCCCTCACTTCGTCTTCGTCATATTCGTTGCCGCATTCGTCACAATATGCGTTCACCATGTTATTGCACGGTATGCAATGCTTTGTTGTGAATAACTCGCCATCATACTTCCCGGAAAAGCAGCTGTATTTCTCCCCCGGTTCAATGGTCTTTCCGCACAAATCGCATTTATGCTGTTTCCGTGCTTTCGGCTTTGTTGCTGTGTAAAATTCAAGCACCGCCGCCCACCTCTCTTTCGTCAAGATGTGTTGCCATCATATCCGCTAAATGAAGCATTGCTGCCAGCTTGCTTTGCTTAAATGCCTTGTCCATGTCCCGGAAGTCACCTTGTGCCGCCTTGTCAAACGGTCCCATGTGCCAGCGGATTGCCAGTGCTTCTTCTTCCGTCAAATATATGTGCCGCATTATGTAAAGCACCGACTTTTCACCGTGTCCGTATGGGAAGCCGTCTTTGAAGCTGTACTGCTGCTTTCCGTCCTTTTCTTCCGGGTGATACACGCCCACTTTGCATACATCATGCAGAAGCGCAACAATAGCCAGTGTTTCTTCTGAATATTCCGGCGTTGTATGCTTCAACCTCTGGTCTTCCCCTGCCGCCAGCATAACAAGCCGCCTATACACATTGTTGCTATGCTCTACCAGCCCGCCCGGATATGCGCCGTGGTACTTTGTGCTTGCCGGGGCTTCGTAAAATCCCGCTTCGTCCAGCCATTCAAGCAGACTTCCTGTGCCGTATCTTTCAACCTTGCTTTCCAGAATAATTCTGAATTTTTCCGCTTCTTCTAATTCGTCCCAGTTCCCTTGCACTGTTTAGCCCTCCTTTTGGTATTTTTCAACATACTTTTTCAATATTGACATTTCCACATCCGCTGTCAGTTTTCCCGGCTCTCCCTCCGTCAGAAATATTTTGTCTTTTTCAATCGCTCTTTTGATTTCGCTTGCCATCCCCTCTGATATGCCGTATCTACCGCCAACCAGAATGAATTTGCAGTTGTCAAGTATCGTCTGCCCTGCTTCCATGCCCTTTGCCCGTTCATCCGGCTTGTTATCGTCAAGGGCTTCTGTCAAGTACAAATGCACCGTGACCGGGACAAATCCGTTGTCAATCGCCTTGCGTGTCAGTTCCCTTGCATAGTCTTTGTTGCGCTTCACTTCGCCCCGGTATGGGCTGCATATATAAATCATGCCGTTATCTTCCATCTTCCCTGCCGCCTTTCTTCTTTTCTTGCTGGTTCAGCCGCTTGCAAGCCTTTTCAAATATTTTCTGAAAATCGTTGTCCCGCTGCCCCTGCTGCCGTTTCGTTTGCTCTTTAATTTGTCCGGCTGTTGCCGTTCCTGCTTCCCCTGCTGCAAATATCCTGCTTACTGTCCGCATTTGTATTTCCTCATAAGGTCTTGTAATAACTCCACATACTGCCACCGCCCCAGATTTCGGAACAAATCTTTGCTTCACGGTATTTTGCTTTTCTGTATTCCAGTGTTTTCATTGCTTCTTCTGTGATTGAATACCCGTGGTAACAATGCACTTGCCAGTCCCAATCTGAAAGACCGCCCACATGGTCCCGCTGCAAATATCCTGCTGCAACCAGTGCTTTGATTGCTTTTCTTGCCTTGTAAAGCGTGATACCCATTGATTTTGCAATCAGTACGCTTGAAAGTACGCCGTCACCGCCGTTCATGATTGCAACCGCTGCCCCGCAGTATGTCTGTAATATATTGCTTTCAAGTTCCGTCATTCCGCAGCACCTCTTTCAAATTGCAACTTCAATTCTTCATACTGCTTTTCAAGGTCTTTGCGGTTTTCTATCGTGGCGCAGCCGTCACAACTGTTGCTTCCCTGCGGATATGGGCAGTGGTTGCACATTTCCGCTTCTTCTGCCAGATTGTTTGCAAGCACCCACAATGCAAATGATATGCTTGAAAACTCTTTCTTGACTTCCTGCGCCGTTGGCTTTCCTATCGCCGCCACCGCTTCATCCGTTATGCTGTACTTTGCCTTTAAGTCTTCATACATCCGCTGGGCTGTTTCCTTTTCGCCGCCCACGCCGTTTTCTGCAAGGGCTTTCAGCTTCGCCAGCTTTAATGTCATTTTGTCAGCTTCCACCTTGCGTCACCTCTCTTTCAACTGCTGCAATCCCTTGAAACACCCGGACTGCGCACGGTATAGCAATGCTGTTTCCCAGTGCCGTGTATCTTGCGGTGTCAGAAATTTCATTGCCCTTTGTGTCAAACTTCGTCCATCCGTCCGGGAAGCCGTCAAGCCGTTCACATTCCGTGGGTGTCTGTCTTCGCACCTTGTAAACAATGCGCCGTCCTATTCCCCGCAGCTTATCCGCTGCAATCTCCCAGACGCTTTCATGCTCTGCCGGTCCCTCTGTGTCTTCCGGGATGTCAATATACCAGTCTGCTTCATTCTTGCAGCCCTCAACGCTGCACATACACCCTGCGGCGCAACCGTCAGCCAGCAACGCTTCTGAAATGCCATATTTCTTCACGCACTCTGGGCAGATATAAGCCCATCTGCTGCCGCAATCATCATTCACGGTGAAATCTTCAAAACGGACCACATCATTTTCAATCACAAAGCTGGTGTCACCTCTTACGCTGCTATTCTGTCCGGCGGTCAGTGTGTTTGCTGTTTCGCTCATTCTGTACCCGTGGTGCTGGTACGCTTCCGCATATTGCAATCTTTTTTCAACTATCATTGTTTCACTGCCCCCCCCGTAATCGCCGCCGCTGGCTCTCAATGTCCCCACGCCCTCTTTATAATCGCCATACCCAGAAAGTCTGTATGCTTCAAACTCCGGGACCGCAACTGCGTGTCTGTCTGCTGCTGTCAGCGTGTAACTTACATCTTGACCAATGCCCAGCTGGTTTCCACCGTTCTTCCCGGTGCGTCCTATTGCGTTTCCTGCAATGGTATAGACTGTTGGCGTTCTATCTGCTGTTTCAGTGCTTCTTCCAGCGGACCCGGAAGCGTCCTGCCCCTCTGCTTCGCCCTGCGCAATATTCCGCAACACGCTTTCGCACTCAAATAGTATTTGTCCGGCACGGTCATTTCCAAAACAGTGAACAAGGTACACCCTCTTTCTTCGCTGGGGTACTCCCCAATATTGAGCGTCCATTTCTCGCCAAGCCGTACTGCCCCCCCCCGCTTCTAACCATTCCTGCTGCTGCCCATCTTCGACTATTAGGCATTGGAATGTAGGTCTTTGTGATTTCTTCAAGCACTCTGCGGAAATCCTGCCCTTTATTGCTTGAAAAAGCCCCTGCCACATTTTCCCAGATAATGTATTTTGGGTATTTTCCATCTGTTGCACCTCGCATTTCATAAACTATTCTTACGGCTTCAAAGAAAAGCTGCGACTTTTCGCCGTCAAGTCCTTTTTGGTTTCCTGCCGTTGATAGGTTCTGGCACGGACTGCCAAAACTGATTATGTCCACCGGGTCAATGTCTGCCCCGTTCAGCTTCGTTATATCTCCCAGCTGCTTTGCTTCCGGGAAGTGCCTTGCCGCTATCTCCACGCAGTTTTGTTCAATTTCGCTGGTCCATATTGTTTTTATCCCCAGCCCTGCTGCCGCAAGCGGGAAACCCGCTATTCCGTCAAATAGGCTGCCCAGCGTTAGTTGTATCTGGTTTTCATTCATTCTGCTGCTTCATCCTTTCCCGGCTCTGCCCAGTCTGCGCCGTATTTTTCCACAATCTTTCTGAAATCGCCCACAACATAATCATGCGGCTGTATTGCGGCGTTTCCGCTTTTCATGCTTGCATGAAGCAATTCATGATACATAAGGATGTATAATTGCTTTTCAGAAAATCGCCGTGTGTTCGGTTCGTAAAATGTGATGATGAAATCACACTGCGCCAGTTCCTTTGTTGTCGGGTCTGCTTTTCTGCACTCCCCAAATACCTTGCGCCCCTGCTGCCGCTTCTCTTTGTCTGAATACACATAGGCAATCTTGATTTCTTCGTACTCTATCCAGTCGAAATCTTCTTTGTGTTCTTCAATGACTTTCTGGGCTATCGCTTCCATGCTCTCTGATTTTTTAATTTTCTCCATCTGCTGCGCCCTCCTTTTTGTGTTCTTTTGCAAGTTCTCTTTCTGCCAGTTCGATAAAGCTGTCAAGGTCTTCAATCCGTCTTTCGTATGCTTCATGTGCTTTCTTTGCTTTTTCGTATTGCCATTTGAGAAAGACCCTCTCTTGACTTTCCCTTTTCTTTTGCACTTCTTCTTTGCTGGCTTTAATCGTTGCTTCTAAATTTCCGTTATAGCAATATGTTGTTCTGTCTTTCTTTCGTTTTACACTCATTCTGTTGCTTGCCATTTACGCTGCACCTCCTAACTTTGAATAGCACCATGACTGCGGCGCAGTCTTAATGCCTAAATCAGAAAGCGTCAATCTGGTGTCATATTCCACCAGCTTTGTTATATGCCAGCCCCACAACGGCTTGTCCGTGTCCCCGGCGTACTGCTGCAACTGCTGCCGTGTCAGACAACTTACCTTTTCCAGATTGTACGGCGGCTTTTCTTCATCCTCTGGCAATGCCCAGACGGGTATTTGCTTTGTGGGTATCTGATAAAAGCAATCGCAGACAAATTCACCGACAACGCCCACGCCGCCAGTCACATATACCATGACCGTGAACGGTCCTTTTCCCTGCGGTCTGGTCTTGCGTATCTCCAGCAGCTTTTCCCCTGCTTTCATCCGCTCCCACCATTCCGGGTGAAGTGAAATGACAACTTCTTTGCGTTCATTCTGTTTCATCCGCTGCCACCTCCAGAAATATTCTTGTGTATATGATTTCCTGCAAGTCCGCATATTCAAAATTGCTGATACTTTCAACCGGGACTTCTTCGCCCAGTGCCGTTGAATGTGCAAAAGTGTTCCAGCTTCCGGGTTTTTCCTTGCGGAAAATGTCTGTACCCAGCCCCACCCTCGCAATCCTGCGGGACCTGTCTATGTGTTCCCGTGTGTAATTGAAATTTGCAGCAAATCCCGTGAACAATACCGGGTCTTTCTCGCTTGCGCCGTCAAACACCTTTATTCTGTCGCTGGGTATCAGCACATCAAGCAGCTGTCCCAGCTGCGGTCTTTCCAGCCCGCTTTCATTCCCCAACATCCGCTTGCACCTCCATTTCTTCTTCAATCCGTGCAGCCTTTGCCAGCACCTCTTTTGCGTATGGTGAAGCGTTCACCCTGGCAGAAAACCAGTATTTGTATGCGCCGGATGGTCCGTACTGGTACGCCGTCAACGCTTTTTCATAGCTGCCGCCGTACTTTTCCAGCAGTTCTGCAAGGTAATCAACGCCCACTCGGATATTTTGGAACGGGTCATATATGTTGCCGCAGCCCAGCTTCTCCATGCGTTCTTCATGCCATTTCTGCATTATCTGCATATAGCCTATGTCACCGCCGCTGCCGACTGCTCCCCACTGATAACCGCTTTCAATCTCAATCATTGCCAGCACCTTTGTATATTCCACTCCGGCTTGATTGCATATTATGTATGTGTATTTCTGCATTACATCTGGGAAACTGCCGCCGTCCACTTCAAGTTCATGCGGTATCTGATACGCCTTGAAGCCCACAAGGTCTTCACCGTCCCAGTCCCTTGACATAATGTTGAACGGGTATGTATCATCAATGCTTGCTGCCGTTGTTTCCCCGGCTGGCTTGTCCGCTTCAATGACAACCACCCTTATTTCTTCCGGCTCTGCCGTTTCGGTGCTTCCTGCTTCTGCCGTGCTTCCCTTTGCACTAAAAACCGCCGCCAGAATAGACACACATACAATGACAACCACTGCGACTGCTGCCGCTAATATGTAATTGCCGTAATTGCTCATTATGCGTCTAATCTTCCGGCGGCGGCGCACTGCTGCAACCCTTGCCATACCTCTTTTGCTTTCTGCTGTTCGCATTTGCATTACCTCCCTTTGGTTTTCCCCTTTGCTGGGGTTTCTTCTTCCACATCTTCAAGTAAATATGCCAGCCCGTCTGTTCGTAGTAGATAGGTTCACAAGATACAATGTCATAATCTGCATATATCTTTTCAAACTCCGACAATCCCCCGTCCGGGGACTTTGCCAGTTGCTCTACCTTGCGGCGGCTATACTTGAAATCGTTGCATTTCTCTGTTGGTTCTGCCAGATTGCGGCTTGCTTTCCACAAGTTCTGGTCTGCTGCTGCCTTTTCCGTGCTGTCCGTCCGTTCTGTTTCCGGGCGGTCAAGGTTTCGGCTACTGCTGTACCGCTTCTTTCCCTGCGGGTCCTTTGTGATGTACTTGCACAATGCTTCAATCCCGTTATCATCCGTCTGCACACGGTCTGCATTGCCCCAGCCCATCCGCTTTACGCTGTCCCGGTACTCCTGCGCTGCTTGCTTGTCCGGGCTGTCTGCCCTTTTCCAGTTGATACGCTGCGCAGTCCACATCATTTCCACTTCGTCACGGTCCATGCCGCCATTCATGATGATGTGATGGTGTACCCTTTTCAGCCACCCACCGTCTTTGTCCAGTTTGTATTCAGTGACCAGAATATATTTCAATGGGTCAATGCCCAGCTTCTTTCTGCGGTATGCAATCCGGCGTAGATAGTTATTTACTATCTTTTCCGCTTCTTCGACTGTACCCGGCAAGTTCTCTGCACTGTATGTCAATGTTGTGTGCAAATCCCCTGCATGGAAGTTCCCATTTGCCAGCTGTACAAGATACCGTTTGGCGTTCTTATCGTTCAAGGCGTTCTGTTTGGGCTTCTGCGCTTTCCTGCGCTTCCCCCTCTTTCCCCTACTTGCCATTTCCGCTTCTTCTGTTCTGGGTATAATGTCAACTTCCCTATAATCGGCGCAGTCGGTCTTCTTCTCTCTGATAAACACCCGCTGCACTCCTATTCCCCATTGTCCCCATATCCTCTATGCGCTTTTGGGTATCTGGAAGAAGCCGGGGTGTCCCTCACCCTCTGTCTTTTATCTCCCTATTGTCCATATCTTACGGAAGTATAACTTTATATACTCTATTTCGTAGGAATGTTAATACCCCATACAAGCCCGCCATGCGGTATCAAAAACCGCTTGTTTTCTGGCGTTTCCGCTATCTTACGGAAGTATATACAGACCGTGTGTAAAAAATCACTTACGGAAGTATATTTTTCTTGCTTTTTATGCGCCGATATGGTACAATAGTTTTGGTTAAAAATTGTATGTAATCGACTGATTGAAAGCCCGTTGTAATTCCCGTTGCAACGGGCTTTCACTTTGCTTTTCTGCTGCCGCTTCCATCCTGCTTCACCTCTCTTTCACATTGCGGCTGCCCTTGCTGGTATATATCCCGCTGCCCGCAGTGCTTTTTCATTCATCCGGGCGGCTATTTCTTGCAGTTCTTCTTTGCTGAAATCCTCCAGCGGTCTTTCTACCCGCCGCCCCTCTATGAATTGCACCCCTATTGCACGGACTTTCCAGCCCTCCTTTTCCTTTGCCACGGCTTCCACCTCCTTTATACGGTCTGGACTGCTGTGGCTTTGGATGTTTCCTTGTTGCCCTGCATTTTGTTTGCAAAGCACACACCCTGCATGAAAACCAGCATTTCACTTTTCTGTGCTGCGGTCATACCTCCTAAAAGCTGCATGACCTTTTCTGCTTCCGGCTTGCTTTCAGTTTTCAGCAGTGTTTCCATTTGTACTGCTGCCATGCTTTGTCCCTCCTATTCTTAAAAATCAGATACCGTCCAGCGGTCTTGTTTTAACGGCTGTCGTTATCTTGATACCCATATTATAACGACCCTCGTTATTTGTCAAGCGTTTTTCCGAAAATTCTATTGACATTTTTAACGACTGTCGTTATTATGTAGATACAATCTTGTAGAAAGGGGTGCTGATTATGACAATCAATGAACGCATACGGGCTTTGAGAAAAGACCATCTGAAATTGAACCAGACAGACTTTGCGTTGTTAATCGGAATGAAGCAAACCAGCGTTTCTTCTTTTGAAAAGCCCGGTGCGACTGTTACCGACCAAACAATCAAAAGTATCTGTCTTGCTGTTGATGGATTGAATGAAGAATGGTTGCGTACTGGTAACGGTGAAATGATTATTGAACCAGAAACATTCAGCCTTGACGATTTTGTGAAGCAACACGGCGCAACAGAAATTGAATTGCAGATAATGAAAACTTACTTTGAGTTGCCGCCAGATATGCGGGAATTGCTTATTGAGCGTTTCGGAAGTGTTTTTGCTGCGCCTGCTGCCGCTCCTGCTACTTCTCCAGAAGAAATGACGGTTGAAGAAGCAGAAGAATTATATAAAAAGAGCGTCTTATCTTCTGCGCAGAAAACGGGCTTTACTGCTTCGAGTATCACCAGCGACACAAGCACAGAAAAGAAAGCAGCTAACTAAAATTAAATAGAAAGTGGGTGATTTCATGGGGCTTCACTCTTTTATTGACCGTGTGACCAACACATTGAAAAAATGGGAAGCGGAAGCCGCAGAAAGACAAGCCGCAGAAGAAGCCAGCCAGCATGAAGCATTAAACGCCGCCGCAGATTTATTTATCAATGGGCGTGGGGCTGGCTTTCATTGTTCAGATAGGCAATTTGAACGCTTCCAGCGGGCTTGTTCCGATAACCAGATAGGCAAGATTGTTTCATTTGACAAAAAGAAAATGCGCTGTAAAATCCGCAGTTCCGTTGACGCTTCAAAAATATACAATGTCACGCTTAATAGCTGTGATTGTGAAGACTTTTCAAAGTCTGCACTGGGGCTACCCTGCAAGCATATTTATAGACTGGCTTTAGAATTGGGCATTGTTGACCGTGACTGGGATATTTCCGGCATACCCCCGGAATTGCGCCAGCGTATTGACGCATTGCCATTCAATGACCGTGTAAAGTTCGTTAAACTCATAGAAATTGGCTGTAATTGTGATTTTGAAGTGAAGAAATCGGCTGTCCCTGCCAGCTGCATTGAAAGCGGGCTTGTCTGTGAAAGTTCGGACTATTACGCCATCCTTGATGAAAATTACAACAAGAATGATATTATTGCGGCTCTTGCGGTTGCAAAGAACGAATACACGCCGACTTCCAAAAGTACGAAGCGTGAAATGATAAAATGGATTATTGACAATGACGCAAAACTGCTGCGCAAACTCTGCAACAAGCATTATTATATTTCTTTTGCGCCGGATGTAATGCAATGCCGTGAATACGTATACCGTGAATATCGGTATTTATCAGAATAAAACTAAAATGCCCCGGCGGTGCTGGGAACACTACCGGGGCGGCGCACAATATATTATACCAGATACAACATACCATCCGCACTGTTATACTATCACTTACGGTGCGGGAAATAAAAGGAAAACCGCAGAAAGTAGGTGATTTTTTGATACCAGCCATTGAATACACAAGGGCTTCCACGGACCATCAAGAATACTCCGTGGGGGACCAGCACAAATTCAACCTTGACTGGGCAAAGCGGAACAAATATAAGATTGTCAAGACATACAGTGATGATGGAATAAGCGGCGGCACTGTCGCAAAGCGTCCCGGCTTCCTGCAAATGATTGAGGATATAACCACTGGGCGGCTGCCGGACATAAAAGCACTGCTTATCTGGGACAGCTTCCGTTTTTCCCGGAATATGGTTGAATTTTTAACATATAAACAAATGATACGCCAGCACGGTATTTCTGTTATTGCCGTATCAGAACCAATGGTGCAAGATGAAGACGCACAACTATACATTGACGCTATCAACGGCGCAAGCGGTGAATTATATCTGCGGAAGTTGTCAAAGGACAGCAAGCGTGGAATACGGGCAAAGGTTGTTGACCGCAAAGAACATCTGGGCTTTGCCCCTTTTGGGTATCGGATGGACAGAAACGCCCGCCAGCTTGTCATTGTTGATGATGAAGCAGAATGGGTGCGGTACATCTTCCGGCAAGTCATTGACGGTGTGCCATATCTCCAGATTGCAAAGCAGCTGAATGAAAGCGGCTGCAAGACCCGCAAAGGGTACAACTGGACAAATACACAAGTATGCTACACGCTGAAAAACCGCACATACTGCGGACAGCTTGAAGTCAATCTGGATGGACAGCACGGCATATATGACGGGAAACACCCGCCCATTGTGGAAAAAGAAACATTTGACAAGGTGCAAGCAATCATGGAAGAACGGGCGGTAAAGCACAAGAAATATGAACGGGCAACAAACCAATATGCGCACTGGCTTTCCGGGCTTATGCGCTGCCCTTACTGCGGTGGGTCTCTCTCCTATGTGTCCCAGCGTCCCGGCGGCAGAAAGCCCCGCTACCGCTGTAACAATTCCATGAACGGCGCAAGCTGTGAAAATCTGTCTGTCAAAGTGGAAATTGTGGAAAAGCTGATTTTTGAAACGCTGCAAAGCGTCTATGACAGCCCGGAAAACATTTACCAGCTGCACTTGACCAGCCCGCAGCCAAAAAGCATTATTGACTATGACGCAGAATTGAAGAAGCTGAAAAACCAGCTTTCACGGGCAAAGAAAGCGTACATTGAAGAAATTGACACGCTGGAAGAATACCGGGAAAACAAAGTGCGGCTGACCGCCGCCATTGAAAATCTGGAAGCCAGACGGGACAGCATAGCGCAGCCCGCCTTTGACCCATCCGCTTTTCAAGAAAAATGCTTGTCTGCCCTCTCCCTGCTGCAATCAGACGCACCAATGGACCAGAAAGCAGCCAGCAGTCATGCACTGATTGAAAAAATCATGTGTGACAATGTAAAGAAAGAAATCACATTATATTTTTATGCGTGACCCAGCAACGCTTCAATGACACTTCCGCAATCGCCATTTATCACAATGCTGCGGTCTGCTATTTCTTCCGGGGCGTAGGCTTCCCCGTAGTTTATGCAAGCATAGGTTGAAAGCCTATTTTCTTTTGTCAGCCTATGGAACACAAATTTAATTATTACGGGAGTATTAGCACCTACTCCAAGCTCCAAATACAGCACATGAAGATTTTCATGTCTACGAATAAAATCAGAATATGCTGCAGATGCCCTATGCCATCCTTCATCTTCGACAAAAGAATCATCAGC